GTACAATCTTGAGCTGAAATCTGGTTCAAGGTTGAACGTTAAAGTAGAGTTGTTCTCTAGCCTATAGCATTCTTTTTGACCTGTGACATGGTTTTCAGGTAATTTTTCAATTACAGCTCCAACCGTCTTGGATTTTATCCATAGATTCCGGCCTCCCACCTTCATTTTTGAAAATTCTTCACGCAATTTCCCGGCTTCAGATACAACTAAAGTCTTATCTGCTTTATCCTTGGTTGCGTTCAGGATTTCCTGACGGATAGAGCCAGCTCGCACCTCAAATTCAGCCTGACTCAACTTCTGATTTAGTTTGTTCTGCGTGTCTGTCTCAAGACTCTTCACAGATTGCCTAATATTCTCAGCAGTCACGTTGAGTGCGCTGATATCGACTTTAGTTCTAAGCCCTTCAGTCAGACGGCTTACACCAGCTTCGAGTGAATCAGCACGCTGTTTAAAGTTGGATTCAACTGTTGAAATCTGACCTTCTATATCTTCAGGAGCTTCTGAATAAGAAGTATCTACATCGCTTATTTCAAACTTCGGCATCCAAATCCAAATGGTTCCTTCCTGGTTGAAATTGAACAACCATTCATTTGTGGTCTGCTTGGATTCGTTTGTCCAACCTTTTGGAATATGGACAACATATCGCTTAATTTCTGTCGACAATGTCACATTTCCAGTTTTATATCCGATATTCCCTAATCGAGATCTTAGCATTATTCCATTTTTATTTGCCTTAGCATAAAAACTAATGGTTACATCTTGATTAGTCGTACTTCCGGGAATTACTTTCCCGAATTGACCCAGAGCTGGATAAGTAACCTTGGGATTACCTCCATCACGACCAGATGGATTCAAACCTATAATTTTAAGAGCCTTGTGTCCAAGATACTTACTTTCGCTATCGATAGCAGCCGTATATGTACTCGTTGTCCAAATTCCTGTTTTTGAAATATCCTGCTTGAATAGTGAGTTCAAGAATAGATTTCGACCGGATGCCTGCACACTCGCTATCTTACTAGAGAGCTCCTCAGCTGTCTGCGTGAGTTCTGACTTGCTGGCTTTACCATTAGCCAAGTTGGTCAGTTCTGACAGTCTACGAGTCGTCGTCTCCTCATACGTCGCTTGCGCTGACTTCACGCCAGCCAGTTCATTTTTAGTCCGGCTAAGTGCTTCAACTTGCTTGGCAATCTCAGCTTCAGCCTGTGCTTGCTTCGGTCGAATATCGTTTGCGATAGTTCGTTTTAGAACATCCAAGTCACCTGACAGAGCCGTTTGTGCGCTCGTAGTCTGCGACTTAAACGCTTCAAGTCTAGCGACAGAATCCAGCTCAATCCGCTTAGCTTCCTGTGCAAACAGGGTACTTGCGCCAGCCAGTTCATTCTTAGTCCGGCTAAGTGCTTCAACTTGCTTGGCAATCTCAGTTTCAGCCTGTGCTTGCTTCGGTCGAATATCATTCACGATAGTCCGTTTCAGAGCGTCCAAGTCACCCGACAGAGCCGTTTGTGCGCTCGTAGTCTGCGACTTAAACGCTTCAAGTCTAGCGACAGAATCCAGCCCAATCCGCTTAGCTTCCTGTGCAAGCAGGGTACTTGCGCCAGCATTTCGCAAAGCTTCCTCAGCCTTGCGCTTAGCTTCTTTCAATGGCCCGTTGTCAAAGCTATTAAAGCGCTGATTGATAGTGTCAGACAGTTCTCTCTTGACTTCTTCAGCTCTGGCTTTGGCCAGTTCTACTTGATCGTTAAAGTCTTTTTTGATTTTGTCGACCTTTTGGTCAAAATCTTTATCTGCTGCTTCAATCTGCGCTTGGACTTTTGCTTCAACGCCATCTTGTTGCTTTATCTGCTTGGTAATCGTTCCCTCGTAAGAATACTGAGTATCATTTCCAGCTTTACTATCTGCGCTGATACGACCTCTCAGACCACCTTTGAAAGTAAAGCTCTGACTTAAGACAGGAACTTTAAAAGTCTCTTTCTTATTGGTCTGAATGGTTACCCACTGCCCAACCTCAAGCAGTAAATGCCCTTGGTAGTTGAGATTATACGGATAGTAAGTTAGGTTTTTCAGTTTGTAATACAGGTCATTTAAAGCACTCTGGGTCATGAAGACATTGTCCAGTTCCAAAGACCGACCTGTCTTCATACCGACCGTCAGAGACTTCTTGTCCGTCTTACAAGTGATACCAGATATCTGATACTCAATCTCACTCTTGGTCAAGCCATGCAAGAAGTAACTGTCAGCGTTGATCGTGATATTGGACTCAGTCAAATCACGGATTTCCATCTTGCCTTCTCTGTTGAAGAAACAAGACATCCCAATCATCTGAGTCATAGCGCTCAGCATATCCCTGAACGAAAGTTTCTTACCTTCAAGAACTTGCTCGATATGGTAACGCATAGCGCTGATTCCGAAATAGTCATTCGCTAACTCAATGCCTGTTTTCAGGCAGATTTCCTGAATAACCTCTCGTACTTCAGCTGGGAAATGCAAGTCCGTCACGTACTCACGATTGAGCTTAAACATACCGTCCATAAGTTCAAGCGTGGTAGTGTTTCGGTTTCGGTCAATCTCAATATCGTTGATGAAGTATTCCCCCATCTTGACCCACTGGTAGGTATCCCCAACCAGTAGACCAATCTCAGGGTGCAGGGTATCCAGCTTATTGAACGTGGTAATGATGCTGGTAAAGGTAATTTTACCGCTACCAGCGCAGGTTCCACCAGGCTTATAAGTATCGCCCTTAATGTAGCCATACTCAAAGCTAGCCTCTTTGATATCCTGTGAAGCATAATCTCCAACACGGATAGCCAGCGTCCTGTTTTTGGCAAACATGGCTCTGTCAAATTGTCGTCTAGTTAAAGCGTCCATTTTCTTACCTCTCTACCAGATTAAATTTAGCGCCAGACCAAGGTTTAAACTTCTCAGTAAAGGTATAGCTAGGAGCTGTCCTATCACCGACATAGAAAGTCTTTGTGACTTGGCCATCCATGGGGTCTGGATAAGACACCTCAAAAAATTCAGATGATACAGCATGTAAAAGCTGACTTATTTCTCCCTGAGTCATCATACCCCATTCACAGTCTAGTTTGCGTTTGGTCGTGATACGGTCACGCACCATGTCGCCATTGGCATTACGCCCTGTCTCTCCATCGATATCTTGAATACCGACTTTAAAAGATTTGGGAGGCTTCACAGCCACCCCATTGATTGTCAATTGTGCCATTTAACCTCCTAAATCTTGAGCAAGGTTTGACCTGCTCGTTCATGTTCCTTGTTGATTTCTTGGATAGCTACCCGTCCGAACTCATGGCCTGCGATTTGAATAACGATGTCGCCGTCACCAGAAAAACCACCTTGTGGACTAATACCAGCCATGGCATTTACTACCGCACTGCTGACAACTCGCCCAAGGGTTTGGATAAAGCCTGTATTTTCAAGTGGTACGACCGCTTCTTTACCAGCTTCACCAATCATGGCGATTGTTGGGCTATCGACGATACCACCACGGGCAAGACGAGGTAGGCTCACATATCCAATACCACCAAGGGATACGCCAGGTATTTTGTTAATCATGCCAATAACACCATTGATCATGCCGATGAAGCCATTGACTACATTTTCAATAGTCCCAAGAACACCATTGACTGCACTTCTGAAAGCCCCACCTACAGCGCTACCAACCTTTTGTCCAGCATTGACAAATATGCTTTGAACCGTTGACCATACACCGCTGAAGAAGCCACCAATTGAACTAAACGCGTTCTTGACTGCATTATAAGCACTAGTAAACATATTCCCAAACCAAGAAGATACATTCGCAAGAACACTTGTAACATCTGCCCATCTCTCGCCAAACCATAAACCTAGTTTGCTAAAGATGTTTGTTAGACCAGTCCATGCTTTTTGGAACATGTCAGTAAACCATGCCCCGATATTAGCCAAGGCACTAGTCACATCCGCCCAACGTTGTCCAAACCATGAGCCGATTGGTGTGAAGATATTAACGATAGCATCCCATGCTTGCTGGAACTTCTCGCCAAACCATTGACCTATTGGCTCAAAGATTTCTTGTAGTTTTGTCCATAGACCACTGAAAAATTCGCCAATAGCTCGACAAATACCACTAATAAAATCACATAGTCCTTGCCATGCAGTTTTAGCAAACTCAACAACAGTGTCCCAGTTTTGGTAGAGCAAGACACCAATAGCAATTAAGGCTGCAATAGCAGCAATAACTAAGGTTATTGGACTTGTCAAAACTGCTAACGCTGCATTAAAAGCCCATGTTGCAGCTGTAGCGACTCCTGCTGCCACAGAATGTGCAAATTCCGCCGCGGTTGCTAATCCCATTTTCGCTGTATGAGCAGTCCATGCTAGAGCTGATTTACCAAGTTCTAAAGCAGTTTTCCCTAGCTGTGCAATTGTTTTACCTGAATTGACAACAAAATCTTTTGCATACAACGCATTCAAATAGATGGTTTCTCCGAAGCTGACCAATTTATCAAATGTCAAAGCTTTCAAAGCTAGTCCAAGATTTTTAATTCCGCTAACAATAAAGGAAACCTTACTACTTAATAATTCGAATGCCCCTGCAAGTCCTCCAGCTTGTTCAGCCCAAGACAAGAACTTAATTCCTTGCCACACGGTTGCAAGCGTACCAATCACACTAGCGATTGTGGAGATAATCTCTTTATTTTCTTTACACCAATCTGAAAAAGCAGTAAAACCATCGGCTACTAGCTTGATTGTATCAGCTAGTAACTTCAATGCCTCTAGTATGATACCGCCTAGTAAATCAGCGACGGTTTCAATACTTATGCCGAATGTGTTAGACAAGAACTCTGCAAAAGGCTTCCAACTTCCTTCCCAAAGTATTTGAATAATGTCAATTAGCCCATTAAAAGCATTAGCAATAGAGTTAATAGCAGGGGCTACATGTTCATCATAAACACGACTTAAGCCATCGCCAAATTTGTTAACAGACCTTTCAATGCTCTCAAATACAGGCGCAACAGTATCTAATAAACTTTGGAAGATTGATGAAATTTTAGGAGCGTTTGTCACAACGACTTTTTCAAAATCTTTAAACAAACTTCCTGCTAATTTACTACCAACTTCAACAATGGTAGATGTCAAACTCAACAGAGTTGACACAATAGCGCTACCGATACGAACCGCACCAGTTGAGGTAATGACGTCGTAGAAAGCACTAGAAAAGTCCTGAGCGATGTTTCCTACTGCCTCGGCAATGTTACCAATATTATCAAACAAAGCGACTAGCGCCTTGATAATGCGTTCTTTTTGCCTTCCAAGGCCATTGGCAATACTTTCGGCAAGGAAAACACCGATACCTAGCCCGATAGTAGCTATTGAGCCTGTCACTTGCCCTAAAGCATAAGCAATTTTCTCAGCCATTCGGTTAAAGGCATTCACAACCCTTGGGTCAGTGGCGATTTCTCCCATTGTCTTAGCTATTTGGTCTAAGGCAGTCTTAATGCGTTTTATACCTTCTGGTCTAAATGCTGCATCAAAACCTTTCTTGAAGAGGTCAAACAACCCTTTGAGCTTATCTCCAAGACCATCAAAAATGCTCTTGAATTTGTTGTCCATGTCGGTCAACTCGACTTCTGGCAAGATGTCTTTGAAAGGTCCGCCACCGCCTCCCTTTCCTTTACCACCTTTGCCACCGCCTCCAGACCCGCCTGCGTCGTCATCTTTTGGTTTTTGCAAGATGTTAATCTCATCAAATCCCAAAAGACCTAGCAACTCTTTAGCGGCCTTCTTAGCGTTTTTGGCGGAGTCTCCAAGATTGTCAGCAAGTCCTCCTGCTGAATCTCCAGCGTCGTCTACTGCGTCAGCAAGGTCTCCTGCTCCGCCTGCAGCATCCTTCATGGCGTTACCCATGTCTCCAACTGCTCCACCAACACCATCTTTCACTGTTGCTTTCTTGTTGAACATCAAAGCGATAAACTCAGCGAGTTTAGCAGTAACGTTCTTTAAGACCATAGCAAAAGAGTTCAAGACAGGCATAATGGCATTGATAATCGGTAACATAGAGTTACCAAGGTTCAATGCTGCGTCCTTCATTAGCGACTTAAACAGACTGATACGACCATTTACAGAATTAGACAAGGTATCTCCATACTTGGCTGTAGCTTGCTCCAGGATAGCCATAAGACGGATTTGTTGCTGGGTTTGAAAGTCGAGTTGGTCCCAACTTTGACCATTTGAGAAACGTTTAAAAGCTTCAGTGGACTTAATCATAGCCACATTGACGTTGATTCCTAGGTCCTCAATTGCTTCGGTGTTCCCTAGTAGACCTGAGCGAATCCGCTCCATAACGTCTGTAATCGTGCGCCCTGAACCTTCAGCAACCACTGCCGATGTCTGCAACATCTTAGCAGTATAGGCGCTTAGCTTATTGGTATCTTTGATAAATCCAGAAAACAGGTTGGAGTAAACCGCACCGTACCTGGCCGCTTCACCTACACCCATATTCATTGCATTTGCGTTATCGTTAACCCATTTTAAGAAAGATTGCGAACTCTCGCCCATCTGACGCTTGATTTGGTTCATAGACGCTGACACTTCAAGAGCTGTCTGCGTTGAATACATCCCAACATCAAGTAATTTCTTACCAAGGATTGCAAAACCAGCGAACTTAGCCAGCTTGCCAAACGCACTACCGATAGAGTTCGACTGTTCACGAACTTTGGCAGTGGCATTTTTCACTTGGTCAGATGTTCCTTTGACCTGATTCTCGACTTCTTTCATCTTCTTCCTGAAAGGCGCTATCTCAGCGTCAATCATGACCTTCAATTCATCAAGAGTTGCCATTCACTTCCTCCTTTCTTTTGCGATTGTGTCTCTCTGCAAAATCACGCATCCGTTCCTTATGCAACAAAAGCGCTTGTCTCTGTCGTTCCTGTTCTACTGCTTGCTGTTCTTCTACAAACAACTCAGGCGCATATTCCCAGAACTCAAAAACCTTGGCATCCTTGGACAATAACAAAGAAACGTGGTTGGATATCATCTGCGAAAGTCTGTATGAGTCAATAATCTTCTCTTTACGCTCTTGGATTTTGACACGGTTGTAGCTTTCTATCATTTCCCTGATTTCAAGCACCGTCAAATCCCAAAAATCAAGAGGCTTACCTCCGATGTCCAAAAACATTGGGTAAAGTCTCTCAATAATCTGCGTTACCGTTAAGATTACTGGACTACTGTCATTTTCTTCTTGGAAGTTTTCTTGTCCTTGCTTCCTCGTGGAGTAAAACCCGATACTTCAAAGAGTGGCATTAACACCTCTGTCATGAATGTTGTTTGGTCTCCACCATTGTCCACGTATTCATCGTATAAATCATAGACATCCTCAAGAGAATACCCATGTTCATACTGCTGCAAGGCGCCGTGAACTAACAACAACATAACTTTCAAAGGTGGCAAAGTGAACTCTTCGCCTGCTTCAGGCATGAAAATCTTCAGCAAGTTCATGCCGATTTTTTCTTCCACAGTTGCAGCTTGATGAGATGTCAAACGTAGCTTCAACTCTTTTTCGTCAGTAACTTTCCAAGTTGTGTATTTTAACGCCATTTAATTAACCTCCAACACCATCTGCAAATTCCAACTCTGACTGTAAAGCAATTTTAAGGGTGAAATCGATAACGGCATTGACACCGCCACCGCCAAGTTTTACGGATACTTGACCTTCAAATGTGACCTTAGTACCGTCTGGATAAGCTTGTTCGAAGTAGAGTTTTTCCTTGTCGTCTGCTGCCTTACGCAATACACGGTAAGGAGCAGTTGCGCTTGAATTATTATAAGAGAACTTGTACTCAAGTTCTCCTACGTCCCCAATACCAAGCTCGTACTTCTTCACCGTATCTTCAAGAGTAGTATTTTCTACTTTTTCGAGTTCAATACCAAACTCTGGCACTTCTTTCAATCCAACAAGCTTAGTATAGCTACCTTTTGTTTTGCTATAAGAAAGCGTAATTCCATTTGCTAACATATATTTTAATTCTCCATTCTAAATTGAAAAACAAGCTCTGAATCTAAGTCAACGACACCTTCAAAACGCATGACCTTATGTCTCAAATGAGACGGGTCTGGCACGTCTTGGCAGTCGGTTCTTCGCAAACCTAAAGACTCAAAAATCTGATTGATTTTAACAGCTAACTCACTAGTGCTGGTATCATCAAAAATATCCACCTTATAGCGGATAGAGGATTTTTGTTCCTTGTCGTCAAACCAATCACCTGGCTTGTTTTGTTCTTCTAAAAAAATAACGACTGGGAAAGTCTCCCAATCGCTAGGATAAGTATCGGTCACATTATCTGCAACCTTTTGCAATTCTTTATAAATAACAGGCTTGATATTGATCATTGTATTTGTTCTCTTATCTTTCTACGGACATAATTCGAAATATTCTTAGACACACGCTCTTGATTGTCTCTCAAAGCTGGATAAAGATAAGGCTGAGCAGGTTGACCATACATCTTGTAAAACTCCCCAATCTTTTGAAAGTGGTAAGATCCTACATTGATTTGGTCTTCATGCACATACCAAGGATGAGACTTGTAAGTCACGCTGACCTCTGGAGAGATACCAGAATGGCTAGCCTGACCCTTAGGTCCCGTTCCAAACTCAACGTAAGGAGCGTATTTAAGGTTGGTGTAAACTTCGCCTATAGCCCTATCTCCGTCCATTTTTGCTCTGGTTTTGATACTAGTTATAAGTTCTCCATCATTCACTGGTACGAGTCTTCTTGCATCAGCTTGGACAACTTTTATAGCAGCATTGTGTACCGCACGTAAGACGATATCCTCGCCAGTTTTTTTACTAGCTAACCGTCTACATTTAGCTATAAGCCTATCTGCCCCTAGTAGCCCTGACACGCTCTAACTCCAAAACTTGATGATGTGTGTAGACCTTTTTAGAAATAACCCTATGAGTCACTTCCGTCTGACTATCGATACACACACCATCTTTTACTTTGATAGTAGCTGACTTGTTGGCATTTGCGTTCAAAATATCATTGACACGCTCGCCATACAATTCAGATTGTAGCTTGCTACTAGCTGGCCACAATTCAAGGCGGACTGTCTCAGCTTCCTTGGCATACCCTTCTTTCGCGACACCTTCCTCAGTGACAGTCTTTTCAAACCGTCGCATTGGATAGGGTTTCAGTCTACTCTGCTTCAAAAACATGACCTGCCACCCTTGCTAGCCTGTGCATGCGTATTCGCTGTAGAAGACCCGTAGATAGGCCGTTTTCTCCGTAGACTACTGCTATACCACCCTCGGTTCTAGAATGCTCTCCTTCCGCTCCTGAGCGGTTGTGGAGCTCGATAGCAACCTCAGGTATCAAAAGACTTAAAGCAGGTGTCAAAGATGTGCGATTAGTCTCTGACAAGATAAGATTTGTAGCCCTCGTTTGGAGCAACATGAGAAGCTGAGTATCTTCTTCGCCTGTTAATTTCTTCAGCAACTCTATAGACATATCAATCCTCTTCTAAGAACTCAGGTTCAGGGAGGATTTTCTCAAGAACGTCTGAGATAGTGACACCGTTGCTGGCAATATTGTCAGCCAGCTCAGCATAGCGCTCCTCAGTAATCTCAAGTTCCTCTCCTGCCAGTCGTTTCACATTTGATTCCCAATCATAGAAATCTTGTTTGATTTTAAATTTCACTTTTTAGTTCCTCCAAAACTTCTACAATTTCGGCTTTTGTCAACTTATAAGCGCCTGCTACACCTGCTTCTTTCGCTAGATCCTTCAACTCTTCTAGAGTTTTATTCTCTAAATCAGAATACTGGTTAACCTGCTCTTCTTGAATATAATGACGTCGTAGCAATAAACTCATATCGTCACCTCTTACGCGCCACCGAATTTTACAACTCGTGTAGGGTCGTAAAGGTAAACGCCGTAGTGTTCATCACCTGTGATTACGGTAGTCTTCTTCAAGATATCGCGGTCTGTTTCGATAGCCACATCACGTTTAAGCAAGATAACAAAAGCTCCATATTTGTTAGCGTCGTCTGTCTGAGTTTGACTTGGTGACACTTTAACAAGGAAGCCTTTACCTTCATCAACTTTTTTAGAGCGCACGATTTGCACACCATCAACTTCACCGAAGGTTCCAGAAACAACCATATTTGCTCCAAGCTCTGAACCTTTAATCCATTCTTTTGCTACTGCAGTTTTTAGCTTAGTAGCATCTTTAGGGTTGATGATAGCAACATACTGTGCATCTTCTTCGTCCTCAAAGATATCTAGAGCTTTATCGATTGCCTCAAGAGTTGTTGGAGTTTCTGTAATATGTTGTGTTGCAGTTTTAGCTACCGCTACCAAATCATTATCGATCTTGTTGGCAATAGCTAAACCAAGCTGGTAAGTCGCTTGACCTAGTGGGTCACCAAGACCTGACAAAAGAGACTCATCGGTAATTTCATAACCTTTACCTGCTTTTTTGATGGTCATAGTAGTCTTTTTAGTAGTCAATTGGTCTGGCGTAATTGCTTGGCCTTCTTCAATTTCAGTAGCGTCTCCTGCATACTCCCATGCTGGCACTGTTAAAGTGCTACCTGGTTGACCTTCAAGCTTTGTCTCTACATACGCTAGCGGTGTAAATTTAATCAATTTAGGTAATTTAGCGGCTACCATATCCGCCATTACTTCTGGATTAACCATAGTGGCTAATTTAGTTTGTCCTGCTGTCATTTTCTATTATCCTTTCAATTTCTTATAAAGCTCTGGGTTCTTTTGATAGAGCTCATTTCGACTCTGATAACCCATACGAGCAAATTCTTCTTTTGTGATACCGTCACTATCGACTGGCGCTTGTTTCATTGGAGCTCCGCCTTTTAGTTTTTCTTGAACGCCTTTTTGCACGGCTTGCTCCCATGATTTCTGCAATACAGCGACAGACTGCGATACCGTCTCTGCGCTTGTCAAATCAACTACATTTACTAACTCAACAGGTAAGTCACGTTCACTTAGCATTGCTTTAGCTTCTGCGGTCAATTCCTTGCGAGCAATAGCCTTCTCACGGTCAGCTAGTTCTTGCTCACGCTGATCCAACTGATATTTTTGTTTCTCGTCAGCGTTCATCTTGGCAAGTTTCTTAGCTTCGTTTTCCTTGGCTTCTTGCTCAGCTTCCCATTTAGAGCGTTCGGCAGATAGCATCTTACCGATTTCAGCACGAGTGAAAGTTCGTTCGTGCTTTTCTTCCTGCACTGAATCAACATTTCCTTGAGTGTCGACAGTCTCAGTTGATTCAGTAGATACAGTTGCATTGATTTCTTCTGACATAATTGTCCTCCAGCGATTACGTCGCCACTCGATAATCTCGTTTTACGTCCGGCGACGGAACAGTACAGCTTTTAATGTCATCGGCACAGTTTGGACAATATAAAAACCGTACGGGATTCCATACGGTTAGAGCATAAGAAAACCGCCTCGATTTCGATGCGGTTAATTTTTATAGTTTAATTTCTTCAATTTTTGCACGTTGTTCTAGAATTCTTAAATAATTCCACATGGTTGAACGCTGACCTTTTAACAAATCAATCGGACATTTAGATTCAAACTCTAGTTGCCCTTTTTCGTATTTCCCAATCATCATATCTAACTTCTGGAATCGTTCTTTCAATTCGTAGTATTCTTTTTTAAATCTTTCTTTCCATTCTTCCATTTTTCTGTTCCTTTCTTTACACCTTTAATTATTCCGCTGATTACGGCCATAATAATAAATATTAACAACAAAAATACCAACCACCCAAAGGCGATTGATACCCAATCCCATATAAACATGTCTTTACTCCTTTCTAAGCATCATTTTTTAGGCTTAGCATTCTTTTCCACCCATTTTTTGAAATCATCAAACGTATCCATCTTTTTCAATAATAGATACTTCTCAACTTCTTCAATGGCTTCCTCAACTTTAGCGTCATGAAAACAGTAACCGTTACCTGATAAATCAAAAATTTTATTTTGTTTTTTCTTATCAACAATCCATAACTCCTCACCATGCCAAGCACTCTGTGGATCATAACATTTCTTAGATTGTATCTCAAGACCGTTATTTTCAATCAATTCTATCAACTTTTTGTACTTATTCATCAGATTCTCCTTTCTGAGCACGAAAAAAGCACTTAGATTTCTCTAGGTGCTTAAGTAATAAATTGCATTTTTATATTTTTTAACACGCTCGTAGTCTGTATTGGTAACAGATTTCAAACGTGATAAATCTGAGTTATGTTTCAAATCTGCAAGTTTTACAACTCTTGCTAAATTATTTGATTTTACTTTCCCAAGATATTCTTGATAACTTTGACCTTTTTTCTTTGTCAAAATTTGTACCGCTGTAACAACTTCATTTGACAAGCCAGACACGAATAAATCGGCAGCAGTTATATCGCTATCCTCAATCACATCATGTAAAAGAGCGACAGCTTTTTCTTGTTCAGTGTTGACTTGACTGGCCACATAGAGAGGATGCTGTATGTAATCAACACCCGCTTTATCTACCTGCCCTGCATGTGCTTTTTTAGCGATAGCCAAGGCAATATCAATCATGCCGCTACCATCCTGTCAATATAAGTAAATGCATCATTTTCTGAAATTTCTTCAAAATCCGTAAAGTCATTAAAAAAGATTTTATTAAACCAATCCATGCTATTAACCCACTTTTTTTCAATGTCAAAAACTTGCATGACACCATCAATCAAACGAAGTACTTGAGCATTGTTCGTCGTTGTGCGGTAGTATTTAATATCTTTCATATCACTTCACCCTCTCTATATTTTTAGGAATCTCAAGCCCATTGCTTAAATCAAGCATTTCCTTAAATAATTTCATGCGTTCTAGATCAGATGTATTCGTATCACGATACTTCTCATAGAGTTCATGTAATGAACCATTTTTTAAGTCGAAACTTTCCTGAGTATGATACTGCATTTCAAAGTTGATACCATCTTTTTCAACGACTGTATTCACACCTTTGTATGGTCCATCTACTAGCCAAGTGTTTTTTACTTTTACAATTTTATAACCTTCTGCGATAAGCTTCTGTTTCATCTTCAAATACTCTTCTGTAAAAGTATCGGAATCGAAAATAGTTGTGTACCTTAAGGCGTCATTAATCTTACTCACGGCTTTTGACAAACTTATATTTTCAACTAGGCTATCTGCAATAATTTTACGTGATAACGACTCAACTGTTTTCTTCCTAAATTCAAGACCTGCCAATTTGTTTTCTCCTGCGATACGTTGCATATCACTTGTAATTTTTGGCTCAACTCCTGAAATTTTGGACAATAGTTGTTCGCTATAAAATTTCGCCTTGGCTTCTCTTGTATCTTGATTATACACCTTTTCCCCGTCTTTCGCAACATACTTGCTATACCACTCTTTATAAGTCATATCGGCAGGCACGTACTCAACTTTACCTGTCTCTGGATTCCTTGCTCTGCGCTTCAACTTGCTGTAGTCTGCGTCCTCATCGTATCCGACAGTAGTAGACCTACACCAAGGGTGCATAGGCGGACAATTGACACCAGGGACAGCCTTATCCCTATCATAGACCTGATTGTCATGCTCCTGACAAATCCGTGATGTACGCTTGTCTAAGACGGCCACAAAGATATACTTTTCTATGTCTGCTTCTTCATAGCTGAGTAGTTCCATTTGGTTATGAAAAAAGGCTGATTCTGTCCGAACCAAACGTCTTGCATCGTTCTGACCTACATTGAACCTCTCAGCAATTGCTTGTGCAGTTTCTCGTGTATCTCGGCCTGTCATAAGGCTTATGAGTAATTCATCTTTTATGCTTGATGTAAGCTTCCCTGTATTCTTCCAGATGTTTGTTGAGTACGTACTTCCATCTCCTACCCAACTAAAAGACTGTAGATGTTTAATCTCGCTCTCAGGAAGCCCAGAAAAGCCGTATGCTAGTCCTGTCTGCTGCTGCAGGTCAAAGGTAACCTTGTAGTAACTATCCTTCATCAAGTCGCTATAAAAGGCGTCTGAGCCTGTCTTTTCTGAATGATAGATAGATTCACGCATACGGTCTAAATCATCACTCAAACGTTCTAGACGCTTCATACGGAAAGAATAAGCCGGACTATCTAAGTCAGCCAGTAGTCTTTGGATATTTGGATCATTCGGTCTCGCTTCAAGTACTTTACGAAGTTCATTCAGATTTTTCTTGTCTTTCATGTTCTTCAAGACTTGTCTAGCTTCTACCTGACTTAGACCATAATCACGTTGGAACTTATCAAAAATCTTATTGACTTCCTTATCCAAGTAAGTCTTGGCTTCCTGATAGACCTTATCGAACTGATCTGCCTGCTTTTCGGCCTTGTCCATCTGCTGGTAAATCAGATTGGCTTTCCTCTTCGCCCAATACTCCTGATTCTTCATCCTCTACCTCGTCTTCGGGTTTCGTGTTGTCTTGGTTAAACATCGGCATGTCTTCCATGTTCTTCTTTTTCTCTTCTTCCAAGGCTTCTAGCTCAGCATCAGGGTCTTCCACAAACGGCAAGAGAGAAATAAGCTGTCTATTCGTCACTTTACCTTCAAGGTTGTTCACGATCTGAGAGATTTCTAACAAGTTCTTAGGCAAACCACGACTGAATTGTGGAACGATTGAATGAGACTCTAAAGCAATCTGCTTCATACCTAAGTAATGAGCAAAAATCGCAATACGCTGACGCAATCCTCGCTTATAGTTCGCTTCCTTGGTCTTAGTAATCATCTCAAGGCCCATCAGCTTAAATTCCATGGCTACGCCTGATGTATTCCCTGCGAAATTCTCATCAGTCAAATTAGGCACATGGCTAAATGTGTAGATGTCCTCTTTAAGAGCTGTACGCAAGATTTCAGTAGCACTTTCGTCCAGCGTATTCTTCAAGAACTCAGCCCTTGCACTATCGCCCGGCAATTCCAAAAGACCTTCTTCAGAAAGAATCTTCATTGCTACCTTAGCGTCTTCTGGAGTGTCTGCTAACTGCGTGCCATACAAGACAAGGATAGACTCTACAGCCTGTTCCTTATCATTGACACGATTCCCCATCAAGGAATTATAAGCGTCTATCAAGCTAATTTGTTGCTCATAGTCACCAATTGCAAAGTGATTGTTGCGATATTCGATAATTGGGATTTGACCAAGGTTGTGAGGTGTTGCCTCCTCGCTCTGAGTTGTTCCTGAATCTGTACTTCTCAGCACCATGTGATAGTGCAGATTTTCGGTAAAGACCTCAGCCTGGTACTTGGTAGTGTCTTTCGTATCGTCTTTTACTTCATAGTAATAGACCGCAAACAAAGGCTTCCGCTCAATACTATCATCGTAGACCATGAAAGTATTCTCCGGATCAATACTAGTTGAATCCAACTCAGCCATACCCTCTTTAGCATAGATGTACTCGTAAGCACGACCATAGATAGCCATGTTCAAAGCATTCTGAGCATCTACTTGGTCAATCTCAGCACCATCAAAGGCTGTAAGTAGTTCATCGATATCACCGTCAGCAGTATTGTTATACTTGATAGGATTGCCCATAAAATAGCCCGTAGCCGTGTCTGCGATATCCTTGGCATGATTGGCTACCGTCTTGTAATTCGGTGCGTTCACGTTGCGTCTCGTGTGTTTTAAGATAGCATGCTCACCCAAATAGTAGCTTTTAAGCTTCTTCAAATGCGAGCCTTCAGTGCTATGTATCGTTATCAATTTGTAAATCAGGTCTTTCTTCAAAGAACCCTCATCATATCCATCCCGTGGATAGGTTAAATATTGGTACATGTCTTTCCTCTCTATAGACCATAATCAGAACGTCTGCGGACGGTTGCTTTTCCACCTTCGATACATTGAAGGCTGTAACGCAAAGCGTCCATCAAGTGGTTGTTTTTATCCTCTGGTTTATTCAACCAGTTGCCTTCTTTATCTCGCTGGTAGCAGTAACTATAAAATTCATCCATGATGTTTTTACAATCTGGATGCACATAAATAGCGTATCCTTGCAATTTGGATACGCCTGCCATAATACTATCCTTACCTTTCCGACTCTCTTTTATTCTAGATATGCCATGTTCTGACCTGAGCTCTTCAATCAGCCGTGACTCTGCGCTATCAGCAATGATTTGTGAGCGATGATAACCTTTGTCTTTTATCATCTTCGCAACTTCTTTGGTTATCAATCCGACTTTATACGCCTCATCAAAGACATAAATCTCTTTCGTCGTGTCATTTATCAACGAACAACACAAAGCAGTTGGATCATGAGTAAAACCAAAGTCAAGACCGATACATAATTTATTAGCTGAATCTTGTAGTAATTCATCTTTATTGAAATCCTTGACAGTCACGTTTTCGTAGATTAAACCTTCAGCAACTCCCCATTCACCATCACAAACGATTCTCGCACGCCTTGGATTTGTGTGATACAAGTCCTCATAACGCTTAATATCGACTTCATCAAGCCACTCATTGCATTTGTAAGTGGTTGTAGTAGCGAATGTATCAGCTCGGCTAGTCTCTTCATCAAAGAACACACGTTTGAGCCAGTGCCTCTCATTCCACGGGTTAAATGTGACTGTGATTTGTTTAAAGAAATCAGGTACATCTAGGCTACCACGGATTGACTCAACTACTGTACTGAACTTGTCTTCAGTCTCAATTTGATATGCTTCCTCAAACCATGCCCAACAAAGACTGCCGACATCGACCGTGATAGATGTGATTTTGAGTTCATCATCCAAACCACGGAATAGGATTTTTTGACCAGTCGCTTTTACAGTTATTTCAGGCAAAGACTCGTTAAATTTAAACAAATGAGTCACACCCAACACATTACACGCCCATTTAAAATCCGTATAAGTTGATTGCTTGTTGGTATTCGAATACCTACGAATAACAAGCAAGTTGGCCCAGGAATATTTCAAAAGACGGACAACATAGTTTAAAGCGGTTGTCTTGGACTTCTTCGAACCACGGGACCCTTTGACTACACGATAAAGACTTCTTGAGCGCCAGAACTGTCCGTACCCAGCTCCTACTGTCTTAGGTAAGTCAACGACAATATCGTTTTGCTTAATCTGGTATGTCTGACTCATTTGCAAACACCACCGTTCCAGAAACATCCGCCTCTACCTTATCCGTCCAAAGCCTATGCCGTTTACCAAGAAGTTCAGCCGCCTTGATTCTATCTTTAGCTCCTACATCTATATCCGTAATCGTCTGCCCTAGTTCTCCAATGCTTATCAAGGTCTGTTCTTGCGTCTCTCCTCGCATGACTGAAGTTAGATAACCTAAGACCTCTTGCTGATCCGCAATCTTTTCAGAATCAAGCTGTTTCAGTCGTTCATCTATATAGCTTTTAATCTTAGGATTCTTTAGTAACTTATGTCCTTCAACGCCTGCCACTCTATCACTAGAAACACGATAACCTGCTTTCTTATAGGCTTCCGTCGCATTACCTGAGATGATGTACTCATCTGCAAATCTCTTTTGTTTTATTCTCAATCCACTCAATTTTCCATCACCACCTTTCAAACAATCAAAAAAGCCACACGATGTGCGACCTTCTTGCAAGGCGACTACTACCTTGCGTGCGTATTAAATTTTGACTTCTTTTTTATTTTTTGTAGTCTTTAAAACCTCTGAGGGAATCAAACCCTCTAGCTTATAACTTATCCGGAATATAATTAGCTACGCAATCATGCGAGGTCCAGTCGCTTCCGCAACCATTTTTAAGTTAATGAGTGATAGGAGTTAATGAGTGATATGTGAATCCCCACCCAGAAGATTTAACTCATTCTGGGACACAAACACTCAAAGGAGAGGGGAGGACTTGAACCTCCAAGGCCATTACAGCCCCCTGACATTACAGGTAACCATCTACCAATTCTGAGACCTCTCTTTTCAATTCTTGATACTACCATTCTAACAGATTTTTAGAACCGTGCTGTTCCAAAAAGTCCCATAAGCTCACTATGAGGTTAGATAACTTCTTCCAAAGCTAAGACCGCCTCATTTTTTAACCTGTAGTAGGTTGTACGACTCATATTCAAATCATAACAAACGCTATCAGCGGTGCCTTTGTTGATGTAAGTCATTCTTAATACTGCCCTGTACTTTGGATTTTTAAGCCTATTGATCATTCTACCTAATTCAAGTTTTCTGTTAATGACCTCTTTAGTATCCTGCTCTATAGCCTCTTTCATCACTACCAACTGAGTATAGACATCATCAACTTTTCTAGTCTGTCCACCTTGGACTTTAACCTCGGACCATTTAGGGCTTGAGAGCAAACCTGCCTCAAGCTCGTTAATTTCGTCTATACGGCTTTGGATGTCCATGTCCAGATCCTGCAACTCTTTCAAGAGCTCTTTAGCCTTGTTCACTCTCTGTCTCCTTTGTGATATAATAGTCTTTGCGAGAACTATTAGCTGAGGCAGAGAGTGTCTTGGCTTTTTTTAATGCTTAAATTCGTTGACCAGGTCCCGGATAAAGAACTTCCAATCAGATTCTCTAAACGTCAAGAAACGATCTGTAGTAAAATTTCTAAGTCTTTTATAGAAAAGCATCTTTAGTTGGATTGACTCACCAACACTCAGTAAAATACCGGGGAAGCGATGTACTGAATGCACTCTATTTCCGTATCCAGAAATATCTAAATGTATTAACGTTTCTGGATATATGCGCCCCATACTAGCTTCAACTCCGAACTCAACCTTAACTTCTTCTACAATTGGAACTTCGTCAAAAATTGGTCGTGCAGAAAATATTGGCGACGGCGTTTCTTGTTTTTTTCTTCTTCCTGAATATGGATATTTACAAGGTCTCATTTGCGTCCTCCAAACTCCTTATTTTCATAGATGTTGCCGATGATTTCATTTTCTTCAATTTCAGTCCATAAACATACTGCGTCACTGCCCGTATCAATTACCCAAGAACCCTCAAGCTGCTTAACAATCCCTATAAATTCCTTGTCATACTCATAGAAACCGCCAATTTCGTCAGCTCTACCCAAAAATCTAGTAGTTCGTACAATATCGCCTTCAAAGATTTCCTTGCCGTTCTTGTCTTTGAGTCCTGTTGATTGCATGAGTTCGATTTCGTCAAAATCATAACAATAGATATCTCTATCGTCTGGTAAACCATTCTCAAAATAAACTTGTTGTGTCACTATTTCTTTGTTTTCGTAGTCAATAGCAAGAATGTCATCTGAAAAAAACATACGTTTTTCTGTTTTTATCCACGCTCTATATCTTGGTGTCATGTTAAATCCTCCTAAGCATTAACAACTGGAAAATGAATATCACCAATCACTAAAGAGCATACGCTGTAATAATAGCCGTTATGCTCTGCTTCACAATTGGCAATAGCTACAGGGTTCTGATTATGGAAGATAGTTACTTTGTTTTTATAACCAGTTCCCCAATGGTCGGGGATTTCTTCCGGTTCTCCAATTTCAATATTAGTAATCACAGCGTCAAGTGATACATCTTGGAACTCCCCACCTGCTGAGGCACAGCAATCACTTTCAGACATTTCAATAGTGACCTTTGTGCCGTCTTCAAGCAGCAAAAAGTCCTTATCCCATTTCACAATACGCTTAAAGAGCAACAATTCTTTAAGCTCTTCCAACGACCCGTACCTTGCATTTTTCCAATCAGGCTCATAATAGTCTGGTAGTTTAATAGTTTCTGTCATAGTAACACCTCATCCCCAACTTTCACTTTATCGTACACGTCCTTCGTAACCACGAACACCCCGTAGTCACGAATGGTAAGCGTATATAGCTTGCCATGCCGTCCTTTCTCGACGACTTTACCGAATATCTCAGCGCCTGCGTTATCAGCTTTATAGACGACAATCGGGCGCTTTTCTTCTAACTTTTTAATGTAGATACTCTGCCAGATATTCAATCCAGCAGATAGCAGAATCCAGATAGCTATGAATCGTTTCAATTTATGACCTCCTCCTTCAATTTAAGCTCAATCTCTAAGTAAAAGCTTTGATCAGGTATCTCCAGTATCGCTGTAGTGGTTTTACCATCAGAACCAACGATAATTTCTCCGATTGCCAAAACTAAGTCTCCAATTGTGCTATTTAGCGTAAGGCTCATCACTCCACCTCCTCAATCTCAATCCCTGGACAATCAAACACCCAGCCGAAGTTTGCGTCTTCTAGTTCTTTTTGAGTACCTTTATAATTCCTAGCTGTTATATCTTGACTAAAATAAAGAGTACTCCCTGATTGCGATTTGACCAAAGGCTGCCTATTTTTTAAAGTCACCAAATACCGCTTCTCTTTTTCAACCTCGTAGCCGTCAAGCCAAGCAAGACAGAATTTTTCGATGTTATTTTCGTAAAACCACTCAGGAACTTTCTTATCATAATGATCTTCAATTACTCTCATTGCACCGTAAACATGAAAATTGTTTTTCTTTTTAAATTCTATATATTCCGCCACACACTGCGGAACTTTGACTGGTTTTGGTTTATCTAGTTGTTCCAAGTCTTGCAGAAAAATTTGACGAGCTAGTTCTGCTCCTTCAGCATTCCATACACCCTCAAGTTTTTTATATTTCTCAATCAATTCCTGCTTATTCATCTTAGTTTCCTCCATAAATCAAATAAACTGCAATAACTACCTGAGCCATGCTTGGCGAATAGCCAATCCAATCATCAAACTCCTTAGATTTTGGCAACCAACCCTTAGTAGCTCCCAAATCATAGTCTGTAGGCTTTTCATCAGCAAAGATGCATTCCATCGCTCCCATAAACGTCATACCATCTTCTGCCATTTCCCAAAAATAGTCCGCCCGGTCTTTCACCGCTTGTGGTAAATCTTGCTTGGGAGGTTGCGGCTTCCCGTCTTCTACCGTCCAGTTGTATACTTCATTAACTTTTTGCTTTAACTCTTCCATCATCTTCCAACTTCTTCACTTTCCGTCTTAATTCTCATTATCTTCCTCCTCAATTTTAATAACGGCCCTACCGTTTGGGTGTCGTCTTTGGTGTGATGTGTAAGTGTAATACTTTAACATCCTTTCAGTAATTCCTGTCTCGCTACTGATCTGCGCTAATGTTCCAAGCGTAACAAACACATCACCTTGATATAATGCGTAGTCAGCCATCTGCTCCTCATTTCTTCAAATACTCAGGGATTTCATGACCTCAATCTCAACCTCTATCCGTGGATTTAGACTGTAGAACTTGCCTACATCATGTAGCGCTATCTGACCGTCGTCCTGGAAGACGATCCCTGACATGCTGTCATATAGCGCTTTTTCGTAGTTATCTATGTCAGGCTTTTTGCCTACTGGTATAATTTCATCCAGGAGGGCCTGTTGGTTCTTCTTGACTTTAGAAATGTACTGAGGAGGTTTGATATAAAATCTAAGCCGTGCCCTCAAAGCTCCCTCAAGGATAGGCTGACCCATGTACTGATTAGCAATGAGCAGCTGGCAATGATTGCGCCATGTTTTCATATCCTTGTCTTCGTAAGTTGTGGTAAAACTCCCACGTCTTGCAAACCTTGGCCGTGATTGAGGTTTAGGCTCAATGTTCAGGGTCAATTTCATTCAAGAGCCCCCTTAAATCCTGCCATCTCAAAGAGATTTTCTCTGTTTTCGTTTACGAACTCAAAGAATTTTTTAACCTCTTGTAGCGTCTTGATGTTGCTCTTGACTCGTGTTAATGAGGTGAAAAATACATCATTTTTGGGAATTGCCTTAACTCTGCACTTGTAGACCGGTTCAAAAAGGTCACCATTGTCATCTAGTGTAGGAGCCGTGTCTTTGTTATCAAAGCTAATGCTCATATCATAGTTTAGAGTCGTAACGACCTCTATTTTTTGTTTATCAATGATGATAGCAATACGTTCTGTCGCATTGATTTTACTTGCCATGTTCTTTCTCCTGTTAAAAAAGTGTCGTTTGCAAAGGGTACACATCTTCAAACGGTACTCCAAGTCTTAGACAGTCTCGTTTGATGTCCAGTGTAGAGATGACGTACTTGACGCCGTTGTTTTTCTTGTCATAGTGTGGAAAAGTGTACCCGTCATTTTCAATTTTGGTTTTAATGTCCGTTTTGGTTTCAGGTTTCCAATCCACCCAATCCGTCCACTCCATTCTTGTCCTCCTCAAACTTTACAAACGTTAGCCAGTGTGTGGTACCTCTTTGCTGACCAAATAAGGGCTTGAATGGTATCACCTCTAGTAATTTCTTTACATTTATCTGACAGTCAGACCATTTAAAGACTAGTGTGCCGCCAACTTTTAGAACTCTCATACATTCTTCAAAACCCTTGGCCAAATCTTCCGACCAGGTAACTTTGTCCAGCTGTCCATACTGAGCTTTCATTATCGAATTAGGTCCAGCCCATTTTAGATGTGGTGGATCAAACACAACTAGATTAAATGTGTTGTCTTCAAAAGGCATGTCACGAAAATCACCGATAATATCAGGGTCTACATTGACCTTTTTGTCATGTATCTCAAATGTTTCTTGCCTAATGTCCATAAAAATTGTGTGACTTTCGTTTTTATCAAACCAAAACATACGACTGCCACAGCAAGCGTCAAGAATTTTAATTTTTGACATATATACCTCCTAAAACGGCAAACCGTCATTTGGGAGGTCAAAGGGGTTAGGATCGGTAAAAGGTGAGCTATTCCCATTTTGGAAACTGTTGCCTTGTCCGTGCTGACTGTTGCGACTCTCTAGCAGAACTACACTCTCAGCGATTACCACAGTCACATATCGACGCTGACCGTCTTTCTCGTAAGATCTAACTTGTATGCGTCCAATGATCCCAATAAGAGAGCCCTTGCTGCAATACTGAGCAATGATGTCAGCTGTACCTCTCCAAGCTTGAAAATTGATAAAATCAGCCTCACGCTCTCCATTTTCGTTTTTGAAATTGCGATTGACTGCAAGCGTGCCCTGTAAACTAGATACATTATTAGGCGTTTTTCGTAGATCAGGAGGCGCTACAAGCCTCCCAACCAGTGTGACGTTATTGATCATCTGATTTGTCCCCCTCTAGTGCTACGCTCTCCCAAGAGATACCCTAAAAACATCCATAGGATAGCCATCCCAATCTCTTTGATAAAATCATTCATTATTTCTCTCCTTTGCATTCATAACATACATTTTGACCTACATCTTTTCCCTTAATTATTGATAAGCTACCACATTTCTCACAGCTGATTATGAAACCTAAACCATTTGAATTAATACTGCTTATATTGTTCTCTGAGGGAACTTTGTAAATAATCAATGCGGATGTATGCCAATATTCAGCACTGACTCCACTGTCAGCGACAGCAGACACATTTGATTGAAATTTGATGTCAATCAACTTAATGCCTGGATTTTCGGCAAGCCAGCTATTTATTTGGTCGTCAATCACCTCATGATGTGGATAATCACATGAAAAAAATACGGTTTTAATCATATTCCCCTCCTGGATTGTGCCACCAGATCATCAGGTCTTCCTGATTATCTCTGATGTACTGCTCAAATTTTTCAAAGTGGACGATAGCATGTTTTAAGCGTTGCATACCCTCTCCAGATTTTGAGCAAAAGCTGAAAACTTTAAAGACAGGCTCAATCATGTCAATAATTTCTACGACTTGGCCATTGAGGTTCCAGACGCTATCCTCTCCCACATTGAAATCAAGGATAAACTCATCCCCTAGGTTGTGGATAACCTGCAATTTCTTGCCGTCCGAGTAGATGGCTACGCTGTCAGATATTTTTCTGATGTCCATGGTTACCCTCCCCATTGACTCTGGAGAAATATCCCAAGATTTTTCTATCTCCAATTTCCTTTTTTCGCCATACAGAGTCGCTAATAGGTCCTCTATTTTTCCTATTAACTCATCAGGCACCCCATATTCAGCCAATTCTTCTGAAATTTTTTCAATTTCTGTCATACTTACCACCCACATTGTTCATTTAGCTCAGCCTGAGTTAATGGATCGATACGTTGATAACCGCTGACTTGATAGTTCTTTTTAAAATCAAATCCGAGTTTACTTAGACCAGCCTTGAAACAGTCTTTTTCGGCTGTGTCTACAAAATACACCTCTAAAGTCATTTTTTGGGCATATCGTTTTAGGTCATTTTCAGCCCCTCTAAGAGCGTTAGGCTCATTTTGGAGGATTTGTCCACCGTCCAAGATTTTGCCCGTTTCTGGGTCAAAATTTGGGGTTTCCGTTGATTTTGGAGCCTGTTCTTGCTGTTTGGTTTGTTGGGCTGCTAAAAGTTCCTGACTTTCTCGCTCTGCTCGTTCTTGAGCCTGTCTGATTTCTTCCTTTTGCTTTTCAAACTCATAATCAGCTTTGATTTGTCCAAAGACTTCAGCAAGAGTCAAGTCTTTCAGCTGTCTAATGTAAGGTGAGTCAGTCATGCCATACTCAGCACATAACCCTGAAATAGCTGACTTGGCTTTTTCAAATTCTTGTTGTTTCTGAAATTCAAATGTGACCATGTCATCAAGTGACTTCATAGTGGCTTTTTTAAGCGTCACGCCATCTGCCATAAAATCGCTAGCTTTGACATACTCAAGGGCCTTTTCATCAAAGAGACGAGGATCCAGCATGTACTCAGCTGATTTGTTGGCTAGGTAACTCTTAACCGTATCTATTTTTAGTTGTCTTTGATGTTCTTCGATTTCCTTGATACCTTTGTCAAATTCACTAACTACGGTTGCAAATGGGTCAATAATTGACTTAGCATAACTATCCCATGTGTTAGCTGTCTCTGATAGTAAGTTTTTAGTGTCAATACGGATACGATTTTTAGACTCAATTAACTTGTTAAATTCAGCCCGCTTTGCCTTGTCGTCTTTGAGAGTTCCAGCTGTAGGAATATAGTCCTTGTACTTCTCAGTAGCCTCTATGAGGTCTTTTTCAAAAGACTCTCTAGTAAGTTCATCCGTTGTGATTATCTCATAGATTTTATTGATTTTCTTATCATCAATAACCTGTAATTCTTGCATGTTGTCCTCCTAATATTCAAGTTCACCGTCTAGCAATTCGCCCTGGATTGATTCCTCAGTTTGAGCAGGTTCAGGATCTGCATGATTTGCCTCTTGCTCTTTGTTGAATTGCTCAATTTCAGCCATCTTGCGTGCTACGACATCCTCACGGCTCTCTTGAGGTGTGACGTCTTTGATACGGTCAAATGTCTCTCCACCGTCGTCCTCTGTGTACATGTTCCCCAAGTCCTCAGGGAAAGCCTCTCTAAGAGCATTTACTAGAGCCACTTTCCTGATCATGGTAGCTGGCATGGTGTTCCATGTACTTTGTTTCTTGTCATATTCCTCACGACTGACAAAGATTTCCACAGGTACCTTGAAATTTTTGCGGTGCACTCTAGCCCATCCGCCTATCAGTGTATCTCCTGGGAGCATGATTGCCCCTTTGCGTTCGTGCATAACACCCTCACTGTCTACTGCCACTACCCCAGCCTCAAAGCCCTCATAGTCTTTACATTGGGCGGCACGTTTCAAAAAAGCCTCTTTAGAGACAATCAAGCTAAACTCTTTGCCCCCATTACGGTTTGTGTAAGCTACAATGTAGACCTCGTTAGCAAATGGGTTAAGATTGCGACCTTTACACAAGGCTAGCGCCTGACCTACTTGTTTTTCAGTCAGTAGGTTTTGTGGGTCAAAATACTTTTTGATGTCTGCCCCAGTCAATAAACTTGGGTCAGTAGTGATGTTACGTTTTGTCTGTGTTGCTAATTGATTATTAGTCATTTTCTTCTCTTTTTCTTTTAGTAATTAAACATTGTCCCACAGTATCCAGCTTCTTCTAATGCTAATCGGTTCAAATAGTGTGACATATCGCTAATACTCATTTTTCTAACCATTTTCTCGGTTAGATAATCGCCATCAATTTCTTCTCTCATTGCCTCTCTAAGTTCTTGTTTCCATTTTTTGTAATATAATCGTTTTTTCATTTCTTTCTACCTTTCGTCTTCTTCAAATTCCAATTTTCACGCTCTAAATGCTCTCTATTCATAGGCTAACAATCTCCTACATAGATCCATTGACCAGCGCTGAAAATCCAATCAGCTGGGTCAAGTTCTTCTCGTTCTTCAGGCGGTTGCATTATATCTCTGTCGTAATCAAACATGCGCATACACCTTTCCAAGTTCCAGCACTCATTTCACATATCTGGCCTTTGACGTTAGCCCAAGATCCAGCAATTCGTTTTTTTCTTCATGATTAGCCAAAAGCCATACACGGTTTTCAAGTTCAATTCTAGTCATCTTCCTGCTCCACATCTTCAATTTTCACTTCGCTATTTAGACGTTTCATGGCTTCATCTACCGACTTGCCGCCCAGGACGTCCTTGAGCATGTGGCTTACATCATGAAACGATTTAGCTCTGGTTCTTCCTTTTTCGCTATCAGGAACCAAACCGAGGTCTTGCATAAGTAGGACTGCTACGCTTGCGTCGTGCATTTCTTTCTGAAGCTGTTTGATTTTTTTGATTGTTTTTAGTGCTTTAAACATATTGTTCTCCTTTTATTCTCCTACTTTCCAAATTCGGCAACGTGACTCAATTTCTGGTAGTTTTTCATTTTGATAAACCCAATCGTTACCATGAAGACCTGATGCGATGTAAGATATAGATTTTAAGTAATCAATCGCTTCTTCTTTTGTTTCAAAAACTCTTGCAATATAGTCTTGGTGCCCCGTCGGTAAGAAATCACGTCCAATCAAACTGAAATCCTCGTTTCCAGTTTCAGTATTCTTGACATAAATCGATATAATGTACATCTACATTTCTCCTTACAGTCTAGCCTTAATGTCAAAATTTTCTTTGTACTTGTAAGCAGCAAGCTCCTGCTTCAAATCGTAGTTTTCTTGCTCGAAAGCAAAGCGACGTTTGCGCTCTTCGAATAGGTCGGTCATGAGTTCGACTGCTACCTCTCTCCAGTCAAGGTTGACTGATTTAAGAACTCCTTCAAGTCTGAGTTTTAATTTAGTAAGTAGTTTCATTAAGCTACGCCCTCCTCGTTAGATTGCTTGTTCATGCCTAAAATAATGTCATAGTAGGAATGACCAGCAGGGATGACATAGCCTGTCAAATCATCAACTTGAGAACCATCTGCCATGATGTTTACAATCCGTGGCTCCCATTCCTTTTTTACTGTTTTCATGATATAATTACCTCGTAAAGTATTTTGCTTAGTCCCTCAATGGAATTGCCGTTCCAGAGGGGCTTTTGTTTTTATCCTGTCAAGTATTCCTGATTAAGGAACTTATTGATAAAATACTGTTGTCCTTTGCCTGTGACCTTTGGTGTCTTGTTCACAGTGATATGTCCATCTGCGTGTTGCACGTTTGTTTCCATGATTTCAAAGAGTTTCAAGTCCATGCTACGTTGGGTTGGCACGTTCCAATCTGAGCCTTTGCGCTTAATCAGGTAGCCATTTTCGCGCATCCAAGAAAAGAGGCGATTGGCACCGATTTTGTAGCCGTTTTGGCTAATGAGCTTGGCAAGTTCGCCAACCAAGATAGATGTATGGCTTGCACTTACTGCGTCTGCAAATAGCACCTTAGGACGGTCAGCCTCAATCTGAGCCTCTAGCTTGTGGACTTTCTGATCAGCCATGAGCAATGCTCTTGCCATGATTTTCTCAGGGCTATTAAAGTCTTTTTCTACTTGGATAAAGTATTGTCGGACTTGCTTGCCTCTCTCCGTCCGCTGGATCATAGCAATTTCCTTGGCCATGTCTAGCTTGATGATGTGGTCAACTTTGTTGTGACCCCCTCGTCCTGTTTGCTGCTCATTTTTGAGAAGCAAAAAATCTTGATTTTCTGTAAAGCCGTATTCAATCATTCTATTGAACCAATCGGCATATTTTGTTTTGACTCCCAGAGCTTCATGAAGTTGTCTTCCGGAAACAACAGGCTCATGATTGTCATTCAGGGTTACGTTGATGAGTTCGTTCATAGTATTCCTTTTATTCCTTCCTCCTATTGAGTTACTTGAGAAGTATCATGAATGGCTTCATAGCTAAGACGCTTAAATTCTTCTGAGTCTATCTGAAAATTGATAGGCTTTTTTTGTAAACGCTCAAGAAAACTAGTGTTTCTTAAAAGTTTTTCAACTAACTCAGGGTCTGCCTTCACAAAGGTGGACTCTTTTTTCCCACTATACGGATATCGTCTTGGTCTCATTTCCTCACCTCCTTTGTATTTATTTTTTCTACCCTCTCTTTTATTTATTTAGAGAAGTAGGACTGGTTGTCTTTTAATATTTATTGTTATTTAATACTTGTTGTTAGTTAATATTTATTAGTGCCTTATTTTACAACGTTGTAAAATGCAATTTTGTAAAATACAATGTTGTAAAATGCAACTTTGTATTAAGTAATTGTGGATAACTCAGACTTCTTCATAGCTATCGCTTCATCAAGACGTTGCAACATAATTTCAAATTGAAAATCAGTTATTTTTGTATCTGAGAAGAATCTGAAAGTCTGAACTCCTCTCCCTCTGCCGAGGCTTTTTTTGACAGTCCTTAAATATCCAGCTTTTTCAATCTTTTTGAAATGCCTTAAAACCATTTCGCGGCTAATATTCAACCGTCTAGCTATTTCCTCTGGATAGACAAGCCAATTCTCTTTATTGCTGAGAACGACCATCAATATCCCAATTGTTGCCGGCTCAAGCTTTGGATCTCTCAGAAAATCATTTTTGACTGCAGTGTAATCATCCGTCGCATTTCTGAAAGATTAATTGAAGATTCAAGTTTTTAAAATCTGTCATAAGTTCTCCTTTCTTTTCAATCTCAAATTGAGATATTTTATTTTAAAAAAATAATTCACTCTCTGATTTGTGAAAATAATTAGAAATAATAGATATCTCATAATCATGGAATGGAGCTTTGCCATTTTCTTTTAATTCATATTGTCTGCGATTTTTCAAACCAATTAAATCTGCCATAAAAACTGTCGTAAGTTCATGCTTCTTTCTCTCTTTTCTAAGCTTTATTTTCGGCTTCAATTCTTGCTTTTTTAACTTTTGTTTTTTTGTAAGTTCCTGCACGCACTCACCCCCTTGTGTTAATAGTTGCCCTGTCGTTTCTAGATAGATTGTTCTAATCATTGACAGGCTTGGCTTTTAATTCAAATTCAATAATACTAAGTCGATCGATTGCTTCTTGCAATTCTTCGGCTTTTTTTGATACTTCTTTACAGGCTTCCTTTAGTTCTTCAATACCCGAAACTTCAACATTAAGCCGATATCCTATTGGTCTCATTTCTTTCTCCTTTTTGATATAATGTTTAATAAAAACGAGGTTTGCTATGTTAAGTATTGATACACAATTTGTAGATACAATCAGTAAAATACTATCTGATTATGTTTCACATTCTGAAATCACAAGGATGGGAGAAGTTTTAGGATATCCCCAAAACGACCAGAACTCTGGACTCAATAAACACCATAGAGTTCACAATATCATGTCTGATATACTCAACAAAACACAAGATAAATCAAATATCAAACTTGTAATTGAGTATATCTGCAATCCTTTGAGGTACATCGATACGGTTTCAGATTTTGAAAACTTAAGATTAAAACTAAATGTCGTTCTTTCCCTAAAAGGCCTTACCATATCAGATGACGGACATGTAGTTATTACTACTGCTTCACAAACTTTAGTTGAGGCAAAGAAACGATTTGAATCACTTGAACATATGTTGAGAACATTAAATGTTCATCCAAATGTTTTAAAATTCTGCACCCAGGAACTCTTACAAGAAAATTATTTTCATGCTGTATTTGAAGCAAGTAAAGGAATCTTTCACCGCATTCGTTTGCTAACCGGTTCGTCTCTGGACTCAGCAAGTCTAATAGACCAATGTTTTAAAACCAAAGAACCCATCATGATTATCAACGGAAATAAATTACAAACTCTCGACGAACAAAGTGAATATAAAGGATTGAAGAATTTACTTCTGACAATCGCACATCTTTATCGTAATTCCAAAGCACATAAACTTAAATACTACAATCCAGATAGCGTTCATGATGCCTTAACTGCCTTAACTCTTATGTCCCTCGCTCACAATCTCCTTGACAACTGCACTAATACTAGGAGACTTGATTAGTAGATTATAAAATTCTATAGTCACCTCAGCTAATCTAATTGTTTCTTCATCTATGGGACTATTGTAGTCCTCAAGGTGATGAAGCCTTTCAGTCAACTGCTCTGATAAGTATTCTGTTTGCCTAAAGATAGATTTATGAAGATGAGTAATTGGTTTTAGCAACACGATTTCATCATAAGTTAATATTTTTTCAGTCTCCTCTTGAGTTACTTCTGCTAATTTTTCCATACCAGAAATATCAACATTAACATGCGGCTGTTCCATTATCGTTCCCCCTCGTCTTACTTTCCAGCGCCCTGAGTTCTATCTCATGACTGACTTGAAGAAATAGCTTCTCACACGCTATTTTAGCTTCTCTGTACGTTGTGTTTTCGCTGATGAAGTAATCAGCAAGTTCAATGATTTTATCTTCCAATTCTAACTACCTTTCAAATGTGGTATAATCAAAATAAAACGATTGGAGAAATCTTATATGCGAATCGAAGTGAAAACAGACTCTAATTTTAAACAAGAGGTATTTGTAGACAATATCTGTCCAAACTGTTCAAAACCTACCAACCCTCAAGTAGTTTCTCAAGGATATAACGAAATAATGCCAGGGAAAGATAGTATCTATGTAACGCTTCGTTGTTTAGGTTGTTATCATTACTGGGTTGAAGAGTTTGTTAGAGAACTTGACAGAGGCGGTTTTTATGATACGACGCACATAAAGGTTAAGACTCAGCTACCTAGCGACATACCTATCTCCAATGATCTTGAATTGATTTCGCCAGTCGGCAAGGAAATCTACGTTCAATCTCTCAAAGCAGAACAAGAACATCTTGACCTTATTGCAGGTATCGGTTACCGTAAAGCTTTAGAGTTTTTCGTCAAAGATTTTTCAATTCTTACAAATCCTGATAAAAAAGAGAAAATAACAAATATGCTTTTAAAGCAAGTTATCGAAGACTATATCGAAGATGAAGATCTTAAAACTTTTGCCTTAGCTTCTACCTACATCGGAAATGACGAAGGACATTACTATCGTAAAAATCCAGACAAGAATCTCGCCGACTTGAAAAAGTATATTCATGGTGTTATCTACTACCTTGAAAAGAGACTCATATTTCTTGACGCTCAAGAACTTGTGAATCGTTCAACGAAATCTTAGAATCTACTTCATCCAACTTCTCAGCAATATATGTCACAGTCCTCAATATCTCGTTGAGGGCTGTTCTTTCTAGTTCGTTCATCTTCCCACCTCCTTGTCTTTTTTATTTTGCTCTTGGAGCAACAACCTGCCAAGGATTCGAACCTTGGTGATACCAATCAGGCTACATTTAATTTATCAAGCATTCCTGCAAATGCTGCATCAAAACGAATGTCATCGATTTCCTCTTGAGTGAAACCAGAATCGAGAAGGTAACGCTCTTGGCGTTCAATCTCCTCTGCTAACTCTGTCCATCCAAAAGCGAATTGACGGCAGTTAGTACAGAATGCTTCAAGCTGGCTGTAGAGGAAGTTTTCCTCGTAAGTACCTTGGATTAAAGTTTCCTTAGCTACTGCTTTGAAGATGTTGATTGCTTTCTCGTTTAATGTGTTCATGGTGTTTCCCTCCGGTTTGTTTTTGTTATTTCCTTAAGCTTGATTTAATTATATCTCATTTTGAGATATTTGTCAATAATTTTTTATCACTTTTTGAGATTTTTTTATTTATTTTTTGGTCGCGTTAGTATATAATAAGAAATGAAAGGAGTTGTTTAATATGAATATACTAGGTAGCTCAATTAAAGAAGTAAGAAAATCCAAGAAATTAACTCAAAAAAAACTTGCCGAGCTGACAGGTTTTAAACAAAATACAATTTCTAACCATGAAAACGGAAATAGACAGTTAGATGAAAAAGATATTAGAATATACGCTCAGGCTTTAGAAGTTTCTCCTCAATATCTATTTGACCTAGCCAAACCTTCATCTATTGAAATTATCCCTACCACTTCCCCAATCCAAACCATCTACGACGAACTAGAACCACCTAGACAGGGCAAAGTCCTGAATTATGCAAAGAGGCAACTGAAAGAGCAGAGGAACGAAGAAGAAACGAAGATAAACGAAGTATCAGAAGCTATTCGGCTCTACAGTTACGACTACTACGACCACCCAGCTTCCGCAGGTACAGGCCAGTATTTGAATGATGTACGAGTGGAACGGATTGAGTTACCAGTAGATGTTGATGCTGACTTTGTCATCCCCATCAAAGGTGACTCCATGGAGCCTGACTACCACGATGGTGACCTGGTATTCATTCAGACAAGTGTAGATTTGAATGACGGAGTTATCGGAGTATTCAACTACAACGGCGATGCTTATATCAAGCAGCTTGTTATTGATGAAGACCAGGCTTACCTACATAGCCTAAACCCTGAATATAAAGATATGCCAATTACACCAGACACCGACTTCCGAATTATCGGCGAAGTCGTGGATTTGTATAGGGAGAAATAACATGAGTAACGAAAGTAGACCGATGGAAGTGATTAAACACAACCTAGATTGCAAATGCCACAGACGAAGAGAGTGGATTAGAGTAAATGATAAATGGCATGCTATCGAGTTTTCGGTAGACGATCCAAACGAACCTCCTATGACAGAGGAAGAGAAAGCCAACGTGGCCTTAATTCTTCAACAACACTTATCGAAAGAATAAAACCAACTGTTTCCAAAATGGAAATAATTGCAAACAAAAAAAGCCCCACGCTCTCGNNGTTTGGCGACTCCGAGCGTGAGGC